TTGCGTCGCAGACAAAAAACAATTAATGTATTTGTTCTTCACAAATTCTATTTATGTCCTTCTCTTTTCCTTTCCTGTTTTCTTCCTTCTTTTAATCCATAAAAAGCGGAGAGCGGTTTAGGAGACTACAAGACGTCTCCTTGTCTTTGGCGATGCCCTCAATGGGCATTGGCAAAGCAGTAGCCACAGTAGCAACAAGCACAACCTCACCGTAGTAGCGCAACGGCAGCCACGAACAAAAAGAATGATAAAAAGAAGGTGCGAAGCGCAATAGATTTTGAAAGAATCTCTTAAAAGAATAATAAAGTACGGGCCATAGCCCGTTCCTTAGCCCCGCAGGGCTTTGATGACCGTAAGGAATAGCCCTTGTACTCACCCGCAGGGTGGAGACTTCTTCAGTCTCCATTCATGAGTGGAAGGTTAACAGCTCCAAACTACTATCTTTGTGCGTTGACATGGGCTTATTTTAAAGGGCATTGATGGGGGAGAGAGGGAGAGGGGGCAGCAATGAAAGACATAGCTAAAGTTAGGAAGCTTACTAAGAGACAGAGTGCTCTTGTTGATACGCTTGTAGCTACGGGATGTAGTATTAAGAATGCAGCAGAAGAGGCAGGATATGCAGCGGGAGAATCAGGAAGAGTCAGTGCTTCCAAGACGTTACGGTTAACTCACGTTCAAGAGTATATGATGCAGCGGATTAGTGAGACAATGGGATTAAACGCTACGGTTGCAGCAGCTAGGGTACTTACTCTCGCTCAAGGTGCCAAGTCCGAGTATGTGCAGCTTGAGGCAAGTAAGGACATTCTGGATCGCGCTGGTTTTAAACCTATAGATAGATCACAGGTTCAGATAGCTGGAGATATACGAGTGAGTATTGATCTGAGCTAGAGAAGAAGAGCCGAGTTTCTATTCCTTCGTCTAGGCGGCACGATTCCATAGGGGGGAGGGGGTTGAAACTTGCGTTCCTTCCTTATCCATGTGGTCCACCACTCTCATTTTTCTGCTCCAAGGCTCCGAACTAATTTGTGCGTTTCATTATTTAGTTGGTTTAGGTAAGGGGTAGAAAAGAGGTTAGTCATGGTTCTTAAGAGGCATCAAAGTCCTTCTGGTGGATTAAACGCTGCTGGTCGCGCATATTTTAAAAAGACTGAGGGGGCTAATCTTAAACCTCCCCAGCCTGAAGGTGGCGCAAGGAAGCGTTCTTTCTGTGCGCGTATGACTGGTGTTAAAGGTCCGATGAAGGACGAGAAGGGTCGTCCAACTAGGAAGGCTTTAGCTTTAAGAAAGTGGAAGTGTTAAATGCCAAGTAGCAAGAACTATGTTCGTAATTACTCTAAGTCTGGTGAGGGTAAGTACGATAAGTCACCTAAGAGGATGGCTGACAATCGTGCGCGTAAGAAAGCTCGCTCTTTGTTGGAGAGGGCTGGCAAGGCCAAGCGCGGTGATGGCAAGGACGTAGATCACAAGAACGGCAATCCAAGGGATAACAGTCCTAAGAATTTGCGTTCTGTTGGTCGTGCGGTTAATAGATCAATCAAGCGAAACAAGAAGGCGGGGAAAGCGTAATGGGTAAGAACGATAAAAAAGGAAATACCGTAGGCGATTTTGTTAGTGCTGTGGCGAGCGATATTAAATCTGCGTTTACGGGTGCCCCTCACGTAGAAAATCCAAACCAAACTACAGGGTATGACAAAAGAACCGCGGATAGAAAAAAGGCTGAAGCAAATTATGAACTATTCCACGGCGATGAGGATGATAAACCTCAACAACGGCGACGACAGGCTAAGCGCGTACCAATTAAGACCGTAGAAGATTATTACAATATGTTAAAAGGCCCAGTTGAACCGCTCCCCAGCCTGCTAACGCCAACTAGCAAAACTTATAGCAAGCCTAAGTATGGCGATGTATCAACCCGATCATCTACTAAGAAAAAGGGAGAAGGTGTAGAGGCGCGATCTTTCTTCCAAAGTATGAGTACAGGCTATGTCTGAGGTAGCAATGTCGGCTCAATCTATAAAGATGGAGTTTCCAATCTTTAATGACATTACTGTTTTAGATAAACGAGAAACTCTAAATGTCTTTGATGATGATGGACGGCAGCTAGAGTTTTTCCACCCAGAAGATAGCCCTACTGGGGCGTATCATATGGAGGTTTACAACCCTCAACTAACTGGTGCTAACCTAGATCGTGCTGTTTTTGGTGAGTTTCTTCACGCTGCTCCCGCATTGTCTCCGCACTATAAAAAGCAAAGGGAATTACTTGTCCAGACGTTTACCCCTGCTCAGAAGGAAGCCAATATTGATGCTTATAAAAAAGCACAAGTTGATTATGGCGAAACTAGGCCGTTTGAAAAGTGGATGGAAGTAAGCAGAGTAGATGCTTTTATTCGTGGTCATGTATCAAAGCAATGGCCTGATTACCCATACAACATTACTCAGCGTAGATTGATGGATGAAATGATTAACGATTTGCATAAAGGAAAGACCGAATGAGTGATGCACTTAATGTATGGCGCAGAAAACAAATGGCTCAAGCAATAATGGATACTGACGATCTGCATGAGCAAAATTTGCTTATACGAAAATTTTACAATGAGACTCAGCCTGAGATTGGTCGGCCTTTATCTGAGATTTTGGAAAAAACACCTTCTCAAAAAAAGCCGCTATTTAAAAAGATAGGCGATATAACTGAAGAAGACATGAAGGCGTGTAATGGCATTTATTAATACCCTTTCTCAGCAAGAGCGAGACACGCTTAGGCGAGTTGTTAAGCTAACGCATATGAAGCATTACCCAAATGACTTTGTAACTAACTATGAAACTGACAAAATGATTGAGGCTATAGGCCCAGAGATCGCGGGTCGAATGATTAAGGTAGGCATAGATCAGCAGATCATGAGTAAGTAAGGAGAAGTATTATGGCTGAGTCTTTATTGCGGTTGTATAGATTTTCTGGCGGCGGGGTTAAGCATGGCACCGTTCCTGATTGGATGAAGTCTGCACCTGAATATAAGAGTATGTTAAAGGCTTCTGGTCGCTGGTTTACTAGCGATGTTAAAGAGGCCAATTGGTACAAGAGAGAATATCCCAACGGGCGACTTACATATGTAGACGTTCCTAAGTCTAAAGCAACGCAATACAAAGCGACTAATATTGCTGCAAACAAAGAAGGCGTTGACCCGAAGAAATTCACCTCGCGTCCCACTAAGGATTACTTTGTTCCAAAGGCAGTCGCTAGACGGGCAATGGCTGTTGGTAAACCTCGCCCTGTTGGCGGGGGCAGGGCTGCGGCGGCAATTGATTCTCAGCGTGGCGGTGTATCTAAAAGCCTTTTAGTTAAAAAAATTATGCCTAACACATAATGGTTGATTTTAAGTACAAGCCAGACGGAGAAACGCTCAAGGCGTTTATGAAAGACCACACATTCTTTCGTGGCATTCGCGGCCCTGTAGGTTCTGGTAAGTCTGTTGGTTGCTGCATTGAGGTATTTCGCAGAGCGTTGGCGCAAGATAAGAATGCCAATGGTATTCGCAGAAGTCGCTGGGCAATCATTCGTAATACCAATCCGCAGCTTAGGACCACTACCATTAAGACTTGGCTTGATTGGTTTCCCGAAGCTGATTGGGGTAAGTTCACTTGGTCAGTGCCGTACACTCATCACATTAAAAAGGGTGACATTGATCTTGAGGTTTTGTTCTTGGCTCTTGATAGGCCAGAGGACGTTAAGAAGTTACTGTCATTAGAGCTTACTGGCATTTGGGTTAATGAGGCTAGGGAAATACCCAAGTCTATTATGGATGCGTGTACTATGCGCGTTGGTCGTTTTCCTTCTATGCGAGAGGGAGGGCCGTCTTGGACAGGAGTTATTGCAGATACCAATGCCCCAGAGGAAGATCACTGGTGGCCGATTATGTCTGGCGAGGTTCCGATTCCAGATCACATACCCAGAGAGCAAGCTAAGATGTTGGTTAAGCCTGACAACTGGGCTTTCTATACTCAACCCGCTGGCATGACAGAAGTTAGAAACGATGAGAACGAAGTAGATAGTTACAAGCCAAGTAGTACGGCTGAGAATACTAAGAACATGATGAAGTCTTATTACCCTAATTTAATCCAAGGTAAGACTAAGAGTTGGATAGATGTTTACGTTATGAATCGCTTGGGTTCTATCCAAGACGGAAAGCCGATCTATCCTATGTTTGTTACTGACACACACGTTGCTAAGGA